GGTTCAGACGAATTACTTGCAGCTAACAAGCTGAAAAAAGGTGACTTCGGAAACATTACTACAACTTCAGCAGGTGATCACTCGATCCCAGTTGCAGCACGTTTACCAGGAGCAACTGCTCTACCAACAGCATACGTATCACCAGCAATGTTGATTTCACGTATGGGTCGTTTGTTAGATCAGAACCAAGTAGACACTGCAGGTAGATGGCTTGTACTTGATCCTATCATGATGGAAGTCCTTCGTGATGAAGATTCACGTCTGTTTAACGCAGACTTCGGTGAGTCAGGTGGATTACGTAACGGTCTAGTCTTGAACAATTTCCACGGATTCCGTGTATATACTTCAAGTAACTTACCAGCAGTAGGTACTGGTGCAGGTACAACAGGTACAGCTAACCAAAATGTTAACTACGGTGCTATCGTAGCTGGACATGACTCAGCTGTAGCAACTGCAGAGCAAATCAATAAAACAGAAACATACCGTGACCCAGATTCATTCGCTGACATCTGCCGTGGTATGCACCTTTACGGACGTAAGATTTTACGCCCAGAGGCATTGATTACAGCTAAATACAACTTAGCATAAAATAACTTAGAGGGGCTAACTGTACGTTGGCCCCTTTATCTACATTTAAAATCTCGTAGGAAATTACATGGCGACTTATATAAACCTAGTGAATGAATTACTTCGTCGTCTTAACGAGGTTGAAATTAATGAAGAAGACTTTTCTTCAACTAAAAATGTACAGTCACTAGCCAAAGATTCTATTAATTCTTCTATACGTGAAATACTTCAAGAGGCTCAAGAGTGGCCCTTCACGTTAGTAACCTATGAACAAACACTATCAGTAGGTACGAAGACTTACAATTTCCCATCAGACTATTCAAAAGCTGATTGGGAATCTTTCTATTTAAAAAACACAAACACAACAGAACCAGGTGTTTTAAAACCTCTATCCTACGATGAATACTTATCAAACCGTAGAGCTAACGATGACACCTCTGGTATAGGTGGTTATACTAAACCTTTAAATGTTTACAAAACACAAGAAGAAAAGTTTGGTGTTACTCCAGTGCCTGATGTAGGTTATGTTGTTGAGTATAAATACTGGAATTTTCCAAATGACTTAATTTTAAGTACTGATGTTTGTGTTATACCCGATAGGTTTAAACACATTATAATTGACGGTGCAATGATGTACCTTATGTACTTTAGGTCTAATGAACAATCTGCACAGTTACATAAAGATAAATTTAAAGTAGGAATAAAGTCTATGAAAAGACTTGTTGTAGATAGTAAAGATTCTATCTTATCTACTGTACTATTAAAAGGCTCTACTTCTGCACCTAAGAGCTTTAGTTAAATGGCAGATAAACTAAATACATACCTAGCTGTTTGTTCTGGAGGTTTAATAACTAATGTTGATCCTTTAACACAGGCTTCTAGTTTATCAGGAAGTGCTTTACGTATGATAAACTACGAACCTTCTTTATCAGGAGGTTATCGTCGTATAAGTGGTTACTCAAATGAGTACGGTACTGTCCCAGGTACAGGTGCTGTATTAGGTGTAGCAATAAATGGTAACTTAGATGATGGTGTGTTTGCATGTAGAAAACCTACAACAGGTTTTAATTATTTGCACAAATGGAATAAATCAAATGAATCTTGGGTGGCTATTCCTACTACAGGAAGCCCTTCTTTAACTAATGTTAATAAAGTACGATTTAATAGTTTTAATTGGTCAGGTGAAGTCTTAATACTTACAGACGGTGTTAACCCAGCATCTGCTTATGACGGAAGTTCTTATTCTCAGATAACACATCCTCAAGCCCCTAACAACCCTAAGTATTCCGAAGAGTTTTCATCTCATTTATTCCTATGTGGTGATTCTTCTGAATCATCTAATTTATACTTTAGCTCTCCTCTTAACTATTCTGATTTTAGTCTTGTTAACGGTGCTGGTGTTATTAATGTAGGTTACACTATAACAGCTATTAAAAAGTTCCGTAATCAACTATACATCTTTGGTAATAATAATATAAAAAGATTAATTGGTAATAATATATCTAACTTTGTATTAGAGAATGTTACGTCAAATATGGGTTGCTTAGCCCCTGACTCTGTAGTAGAATTTGGTGGTGACTTGTTATTTTTAGGGCCTGATGGTATACGCCCTATCTCTGGTACTGATAAGATAGGTGATGTAGAACTTTCTACAGTATCTAAAGAAATACAATCAATATTTGATAATTATTATTTAACAGAACAAGTAGAAAATATATCTATTGTAGTTCTTAGAAAGAAATCACAATTTAGATTCTTCTTTAAAAATGACTCATCTTTATCTCTCATTGGAGCTATACGTAAAAGTCAAAATAAACAAAGCATATTTGAATATAGTCAACTTGTAGGTATAGAGGTTAGTTGTGTTGATAGTGGTTACATTGGTCAGTTTGAGCATGTAATACACGGTGACAGTGACGGCAAGGTACACAGACAAGAAACAGGAAATAACTTTGATGGTAACACTATATTTAGTTTGTATCAAACTCCGTATTACTACATGGAAGACCCTGAGATACGTAAGGTAGTACACAAAGTAAACACCTATCTTGGGTCAGAGGGTGAAACAGAAGTGTTTGTAGGTATATCTTATGATTACGATGATAATGAAACTTTAAATCCATCAAACTATCAATTTAGTACAGTAGGTGCTGCATCATTCTATAACTTAGCTTTATATGACACAGATAGCATATATGATGGTAACCCTTCACCTAAAACACTTACAAACATATCGGGGTCAGGTAATTCAGTATCTGTGCGCTATGTTACAAACAATGCAAATGCAAGTCATACTATACAAGCAATAGCTTTGACGTATGAAACAGCCGATAGGAGATGATACTTTGGCAGGTTATGTAAGACAATCCTCAGCAGATATAGTACCAACAGCAACAGTACGTGCAGCTCCTATCAACGCCGAGTACAACAAACTCAGTGATGCATTTGCAATATCCACTGGGCACAAACACGATGGCTCAACAGGAGAGGGTGGTTATATACCTCTTATTGGTGATGTAGACGCTCTAAATAAAGTTAGTATAAATACAAACAATAATACAGTTAGTGTCTTCCTAGAGGTATCTTCATCTGCTGTAGAACAAGTACGTTTTAAAGATGGTGTTATACTTCCTGTTACAACTAATGATATAGACTTAGGTTCAAGTTCAAATAAGTTTAAAGACTTATACTTACAAGGTACTGCTACTCTAGCTAATGTAGACATTAATGCGGGTAGTATCGACGGGACTACCATAGGTTCTTCTACACCTGCAGTTGCTACATTTACAAATGCTACTTTAAACAATAATCTAGTAGTTACATGTACATCAACACTTTTAGGTACTACATCTATTACATCAGTAGACTTAAACTCAGGTGTAATTGACAATGCTGTTATAGGTAACTCTACACCAACATCAGGTACATTTACTAATCTTACTGCAAATACTTCTTTAGTAGCTGCTACAGCCGATATTAACGGTGGCTCAATTGATGGTGCTACAATAGGCGCGTCTACACCAAGTACAGGTTCATTTACTACATTAAGTGCATCAGGGGCTTCAACACTTGCAACTGTAGATATAAATGGTGGTAACATAGATGGTACGGTTATAGGGTCTTCTGTAACAGCCGCAGGTAGCTTCACAACGCTGTCTACGTCAGGTCAAGCTACCCTAGCTACTGCTGATATCAATGGTGGCTCTATAGACGGCTCTACGATAGGTGCTAGCTCTGCATCTACGGGTGCATTTACTACGCTTACTGCTTCTGGCGGTATCACTGGTGATGTAACAGGCGATGTAACAGGTAATGTGACTGGTAATGTAACAGGTTCAATAACAGGTAATGTTACAGGAAACCTAACTGGTAATGTAACCTCTAGTGGATCATCCTCATTCAACAACGTAACTATTGATGGTACGTTAAATATGAATGCAGGAACAACTGCTACTATTCAAAACCTTACTGCACCTACTAATGATCTTGATGCCGCAACTAAAAAGTATGCAGATGACCTAGCGGCTTTAAAACTTAATCTATCTGGCGGTACACTTTCTGGTGCATTAAATGTTGGCTCTAATAAAGTAACTGCTACTTATACGCCTAGCGCATCGACAGATTTGACTACTAAAGCTTATGTAGATTCAGAGATATCAACTTTAATTGGTGATGCTGGGACGGGTTTAGATACTCTTGGTGAACTAGCTGATGCTCTTAATGATGATGATGACTTCAGCACAACAGTTACTAATCTAATAGCTACTAAGTTACCACTTGCGGGTGGAACACTTACTGGTGATTTAGTAATGGGTTCTAACTCTGTTACATCTACAGCAAACCCTGCCACAAATGATGAGTTATCTCGCAAAGGTTATGTAGATGCACAAGATGCTACTAAACTAGCTAAAGCTGGTGGTACAATGACAGGCGCAATAGCCATGTCTACTAACAAGATCACTGGTGCAGGAAATCCTACAGCATCCCAAGATGTATCTACTAAAGCATATACAGATACACAGCGTGATACTCGTGTATCCAAATCAGGCGATACAATGTCTGGTGCGTTAGCAATGGGTAACAATAAGATCACTGGTCTTGGTACACCTACAGCTAATGCAGATGCTAGTTCTAAACAATATGTAGACGGCTTATTCCAAAGCACTGTTGCGGCGGCTACTTCAGCGACGAATGCGGCAACTTCAGCAACTAATAGTGCTTCAAGTGCTACAGCATCTGCAAATTCAGCATCAGCGGCCTCAATAAGTGCCGCAAATGCGGCGGCTTCTTATGATCAGTTTGATGACAGATACCTTGGTGCTAAATCATCTGCTCCTAGTGTGGACAACGATGGTGACGCATTAATTGTTGGTGCATTATTTTTTAACACAGCAACAAGTGTGATGATGGTATATGCTACTGGTGGGTGGCAAGCAGCAGGTTCTCCTGTCAATGGAACAGCGGAACGATTTACATACACAGCTACGGCTGGTCAGACAGTATTTGCTGCAACTTATGATGCAGGGTTTATTGATCTGTACTTAAACGGCTCAAAACAATTAGTTGGTACAGATTTTACTGCAACAAATGGTACGAGTGTAACTCTGGCTTCTGGCGCAGCAGTTAATGATATTATAGACATTGTTGCTTACGGTACATTTACTCTAAGTAATCACTATACAAAATCAGAAGCTGATAACAGATATCTCCTCCCATCACTAGGAACAGCAGGTCAAGTTCTTACAGTTAACTCTGGAGCAAATGCCACTGAATGGGCTACTGCTGGCGGGGGTGGTGCATTAGAGTTAATTTCTACCAATACATTTACTTCATCGGCTTCCTCTTTAGAGTTTACAAATATAAGTGGGTACACTCACTATAGGGTAGTTTTTGCACTTAATACTTCTGGGGCAGGTGTTCTATATATCAGAGTGGGTATAAACGGCACGTATGACACTGGTTCTAACTATAATCTCGCTGGAAGTTCACAAGATAAAGTACAGATGTTCGGAGGTTTTTCTGGAAAGGCTTACTGCGGTGAAACCCACATTACACATTTAAATCAAACACTAAGTACTAAAATATATAGTTCTGGGATTATGGAAAGTAATGACGCTACTTCAACTAACAATTACGAAACTGGTGGGGGACACAGAACTACCACAGCACAGAATTCCATACAAATATTTGGTTCTTCAGGAAATATATCGTCAGGCATTATTTCTCTATATGGTGTCAAGGTTTAATTGAAAGGAAATCAAAATGAACAAGATGGTAAATGGTGTTCTTGTAGCTCTTACTGATGAAGAAATAGCAACAATAAACGCTGAACAGAATAGTATGAAGCCTAATATGGCTCGTACAAAAAGAGATACTCTACTCAGTGAGTCAGACATACATGCACTTGCTGATAGAATTACAGATGAATGGCGCACGTATAGACAAGCATTGCGTGACATACCTAATCAATCTGGTTTTCCAGATGATATCACTTGGCCTAACAAGCCGTAACTTAAACTTAAAAGGAACTTAAAATGGGTAAAAAACCAGAAAAATCTCCCACAATAACAGTTAATGAAAAAGAATACATAATTGAAAACATGACTGATCAGCAAAAGAATATGCTCAATCATGTAACAGATTTAGATCGTAAGCTTTCAACAACACAGTTTAATCTAGACCAATTAAATATTGGCAGAGAAGCTTTCGTCAAGATGCTCGCTACATCACTGGAAACTCCAGAAGAAAAAACAGCTTAAACATAATAAGAGGGATTAGCCAATATGAGTAAGGCAAGAACATTAGCAAATTTAACATCTGATAATTCTGTCTTAGCAGACGGCCAGATTGCAGTTGCCGAGGTTACAGGTGCTGCACCTTTGGCTAGTCCTTCATTTACTGGAAACATAACTGTAGCAGGTAATGTAGACGGACGTGATATAGCTACTGATGGTATAAAACTAGATACTATAGAAACAAACGCTGATGTTACAGATACAGCCAATGTTGTGGGTGCTTTAACTGCTGGAACAAATGTAGCTATAGCATTAAATGGTACTATTAGTTCTACAGATACAAACACCACATATTCTGTAGGTGATGGTGGTTTAACAACAAATGATTTTACCAATGCTGATCA